CTTGGGGTGAGTAACGGGGCTCGAACCTGTCACGCAAACCCAACTTCCGGACCCGGAATCCGCGGAATCTCGCTGATTTTCTGCACTTCCCATTGTCGCACCTTGCGCCACGAAACGCGACTTTCTGCCCCTTTGTGTAGGCGTGCCTACGCCGCGCCTACGCCGCGGGCTCGAGCGTCGGGGTCGCCGCGTAGGGTTCTACAAACATTCACGCGACACCAAACACACTCAATGTCAGTGGGCGGAAATAGCGTGTCGTTCAAAGCAAAGAAGCTACGAGAGTGATATGTGACTGGGGGTCGCAATGGATACGTGCGGAAGAGGGCTGAGCTGTGAAGAGGTATGCCCCGTCAGAAACCCGGGCCAGAAGTGCCGGCTGACGCTGCTCCAGTTCGCCGAGCTACTTGATAGCAGACTCGACGTCACGCCAGAGCTTGGCGAAACTCTCGTGCCCGTAAGCGTCATGTAAGTAGTCCGCCAACGTCGCCACCTGAATGACATCCACCTTCTGCGGCGGCTTCTTCAACCACCGGTAGAACGTGGAGGGAGCCATGCCGGCTTCCTCAGCGGCCTGGGAGACATTCACGCGGTCATCCTTCGCGATGTTCTCCTGGATGCGGCGCATCACCTCTACCGTCCGGGCTCGGGCTATCTCACGGCGTGCGCTTGTCCCCACGGCGACTGATTCTAACGTCATGTAGGCAAGGAGCGCCCGAGGGCAACCCTGATACTTGACGATCTCGACAAACAATCGGGTTCTCATTTGTGAGAAACCGAAGTATCCGATTTCTGCCGTATCGGGCCCTTGATTGCCGCCTCCAGCGCGCGTATATTCTCAGTTATGAGAACCGCAACCGCGCCGGCACAGCAGATCAGCCGGCTCCTGTCAGCCCAAGGGCGCGACATGGAATGGCTGGCTTCTGCCACTGCTATCCCCGTCGCTGACCTGGATTCCATCCTCCTCAGCGGCGACAAGTCGCTCTCACTGCTGAACGCAGCGGTCATCGCAGACGCCCTCGGATGCGAGCTTCCCTTTCTCATTCATGGGAACGCGGAGACTGCTGTGGGCATCCCGCAGATCGCGGTAATGCTGGGCGTTTCGACCGACACCGTGTACCGGATGGTTCGCTCTGGCGACCTTCCCGGATTCAAGCTCAAGGGTGTTTGGCGGTTCTTCCCGTCCGAGGTGAAGGAGCACGTCAAGGCTGGCAAGTCGGACCCGTGGCAGCAGTCGACGCGTTCGCGCTCACGGAAGCGTGCCGCCTGATGCTTACCGCGGAGAAGCTGTTCGCCCGTACCATCACGACCGCTGAGGGTTGCATGGAGTGGCAGGGCGCGATCACGTCCACCACCGGCTACGGCAAGGTCAAGCTCGGCGACCGGCGTATCGACACGCACCGAGCCTCCTGGATCCTCACGAACGGCGAGATCCCGGACGGCCTGTTCATCTGCCACAAGTGCGACAACCGCCCGTGCATCAACCCGGCTCACCTTTTCCTCGGTACACGCTCGGACAACATGCGTGACGCGTATGACAAGGGCCGGCTGAACATGAAGGCGCTGGTCGACGCTCACCCGGTGAAGCTCACCGATGACGACGTGCGCGAGATCGACCGCCGCTTGCAGGACGGCGAGGACTCGTTCGTCATTGCCGCTGATTTCGGGGTTGCTCGTCAGACGGTTTCGAAGATCAAGCTTCGGCAGCGCGATCGTTACGCGCGCATCTTGAAGGCGGTGGCGTGATGCGTGGTCTGGGTGTTCTCGTCGGTGTCGCACTGTTCATCACGGGTGTGTGCATGGTGTTGGCGGGCATGAGCGTGGGTGAGTGGAATCCGAACGTGGGTGCGTGGGTGGCTGCGTTGGGTGTGTTGGTTGCGGGTTTGGCGAAGTTGTCGGAACCCGAAACGGAAGGCAGCGAGTGATGGCTAAGGACGACACATTGGTTCGAATCCCGGTCGGGCTGGACGAGGGCAAGGTCGTTGATGCGACCCTGTACCTTCCTGCGCCGATGACATCAGGCCAGTGGTCGCAGATGCTCAGCGTGCTTGAAGCGATGAAGCCGGTACTGGTCGAACAGTTGGCCTCCACGACGCTCGGTAACCGCGAGTTCCATTGCGACGTTTGCGGCGACGATACGCATGACGCGTTGGGACATTCCAGCCGAATCCTGGGTCGGCCCGCTGATGTGTAACTCACGGCCTGTTGGGGACATTCTCGCGGCGGATGAACCACCACTCCCCACCGAAACCCCCGAGCTCGAGTAACCCGTAACCCCGTCTAGCCAATCACCGCATGGTCATTGGCCTGGCTACCGCATTGCCTTCGAACGGTCGAACACCCGCGTCATGGCGGAGCAATGCACGCAAGACCAACTACATATGCACGTTGACATCTGTTTGCGACCGCCCGTTTGGGGTGGGGGTAGGGCAGGGACCGGTTAGCCGGGCAGGTAGCGGGAAGCCCCCATGACCAACGTGTTGAACAGGCGGGACGTTTTGGTTCCCGTAGACGCCTGGTATGTCCCAGGTGCGACAGGTGGCGACTCGTGAAGGGGTGTCACTTGTATATGAGCGGTCTGATCCGCTCCTGATACATCGCAATGCGCGGGACGTATCCATATAAGTAGCGGGCCGGTTACGGCTGACTGCCCATTGGTGAAAGCGCGCGGTCCTGAGATGCATGGCACACACCCGCGTACAAGTCGCGGCAGGACACAAGGAACACAACACAACAGGGGGAAGCGAACTATGAGCGACACTCCGGAGCTTGCCAACCGCGAGAACAGCCCTGGCCTTTTCGAGTGGCTGGACATGCTGGCACGGAATCCCGACATACTCGCTGATTTTGTTGATGGCTTGACCGGCGTCGAGTCGCCGGCGAGCACAAACAACGACAACACAACAAAGGAGACGCCATGTCTGAACGCATCACACTTACCGTGACCGTCGATAGCGACGCTGTTCCGGGCGTCTTCCACGAAGCGGCGAGCGTGCGCAGCGTGGTCGAAGCGATTCTTCAGAACACGATCGGGCACTACACCCCCAGCGTCGAACTCTCACGGGTTCCGGTGTCGTGATGTCTTTGGTGACGTTTGGTTTTGAGGACATCGAGTTCATCCGCCCAGACGATAACGGGTTCGACCGGATCAAAACAGTGATCTGGCGTGACCGTGAGTTTCAGGCATGGGTGCGTGAGGTCGGCACAGAAACAGCGCTGGTTGAGGTGACTGTGTTTTCACCGGCACGTCGCAAACCAACTCATCTCCACGGCGACGAAGGATCCGGACTCGTCGGATTGGGCGGCACGTGCGATCGCGTTGTGCGCCCGGTTGAAGGGTCGCCGGGCTGGGTTGCGTCAACGGTACGCGGTCGAGCAGGGGTGGACGGCTCTGGGTGTGTTGGTGGACCGGTTGAAGGCGGAACACCCACGCGCCGAATGGGGAACAGCAAACAGCACCACGGACCACGGGAATGGGAGCGAAGCATGAGCACCGAGTACCGCATCGAGTACACGATTCAGCGCATAGATGACGGCGACGACGATTTCCGAGATGTGGGCTTCGGCTCGTCTGGCGGTTGGAGCACGATCAACGGCGCGCTCTATGCCGTCGAGTCCGATGTGCAGAACCGGTCCTGGGAGACCGAACCCCACATGCCCGAGCCCGAGGACGCAGACGGCGAGATAGTTACCCACCCGACGGATTCGTGGTCGTGATGTCGTACTTCATCCAATGCAACCTGTGCAACGACTACACCCAGGCGTCATACGACGCCGAGGGATTCCGGTGGATGGAGACGCACGACGAGTCGTGCCCCCAACCGAGTGAACGGTAGCTGGCCATGACTCTGCTGCCATCATCCTCTCACACGCCTTTGTCGGTGTATGAGCGTGGCCGTGTCGAGTTGCGGCACATCATCATCCGTTCCATCTGTGCACCTTTGGCCGTGTTCGTGCTGGTCGGTGCGCTCATGTACACGTTCGCCCCACACAAGAAGGAGCAGTCATGAGTGTTGATCCGCTGGTCATTCAAGCCGCACACACATACGTCGGCCAACCGTGCAACTACGGCACCGACACCAACCTCATCCGCCTCGCAGAAATCGACGCGTTCATCGCAGGCGTCGAATGGGCAACCGGACACCAAGGAACACACACATGAACGTCGACCGCGCAGAACTCAAGAAACCATCCGACATCTACCTCCGCATCAGAGCATCGCTCTACTCGTGGGAGCACACCGAATCCCTACAGATCGGCGTCAACAACGCGGATCTGGTCCGGACCATCCTGGATCTTCACAAGCGGCTCATCGAGAGCGAGAGGCGCGCCAGCGAATCCGAGCGTCGTCTGTATGAGGTCGAAGCCATCACGCGCCGGCTCACGAAGAAACGCAACAAGAAATGACCACCACCCCGGGCCGCGAGTACGACCCTGCATGGGCATACGAAGACTGGCGCAAAACACGCATCCACGGAACCACCCGCAACACCAACCACCACCGGCAAACCTGGCACGCAGCAATCCGCTGGCACCAAAACACACTCAACAAATGGGACCAACTCACTGAGTCGGAAGCGATCCACCAGTTGCGTCTCGGGCCGACCAGCACCTTCTATGCACTCTTCGCCGATGACCCGCGTGTGGTCGTGGACTGCCCGAACGATGGGCGGGTCACAGTCGACGCCCAAGGTGTATGCGACCGGTGCCTGTACGACTTCACATGAACGGACACAACATGGCCGACATTCGCATCTACGACTATCTGGTTCAAGGTTCCGAGGAATGGCTTGAGGCGCGGCGTGGACTCATCACCGCATCCACCCTCGGCAAGTTGATAACACCGTCAACGTTGAAACCCGCCGACAACGAAACCTCACGCACACTCATCCTCACCCTCGCAGCCGAACGCATCACAGGACGCATCGACTACGTACACCCCACATTCGACATGCAACGGGGTACTGATGATGAACCGTTCGCGCGTGAACTCTACGCCGACAACTACGCGCCGGTCACCGAGGTTGGGTTCATCACACGCACCGACGCAGACGTGACAGTCGGGTACTCACCAGACGGACTCGTAGGCGAAACCGGACTTTTGGAGATCAAGTCCCGTAAGCCGCGTGAACAGATCCGCACCTTCCTCGACGACCGCGTACCCGGATACAACATCGCCCAGTTGCAGATGGGGCTTTGGATTACCGGCCGCGAATGGATCGACTACACCTCGTACAGCGCCGGCATGCCCCTCTACGTCAAACGCGTCTACCCCCACGACGCATGGCAGGCAGCAATCCCACACGCCATCGAACACGCCGAAACCATCATCCGCACAACCGTCGAACGCTTCACCCACGCCGCTGACGGAGCACCCGCCACCGAATGGCGAACCGAAATGGAAGACATCCGACTATGAAGAACGAATGGACCGATGAGCGCATCCGAGAAGCGTTCATCTACGACGGCGGGGAATCGGAGTACCACGACCCGATCAACGGCGCACGCGAACAAAGGCGCATAGCCGGCGCGATCTTCGACGCCTGGCTCGCCGCTCACGACGAAGCGCTACTCGCATCGACCAGAACGGAAGTGGGAACCGAATGAACATCGCAGACACCCTGTCGCCGAAGTCAGACCAAATGGACTACGAGGACTTCCTCAGCGGACCGAAGACGTTCACGGTCACTGAGGTACGCAAAGGGCCATCCGCGGAACAGCCCGTCGAGATCCTGGTGAAGGAGTTCGACCGTCCCTGGCGACCCGCCAAGACAGTGCGTCGCATTTTGGTCGCATGTTGGGGGCCGGACGCGAGCGCATACGTCGGCCGCACGATGACCCTTTACGGCGACCCGACAGTCCGATTCGGGGGAGCAGCCGTCGGGGGCATCAGGCTTTCACACGTCTCACACATCGACACGCCCGTGACCGTCACCGCAATGATCACCCGCGGCAAGAGGGCACCGTTCACAGTCGCGCCGCTCACCACACCCGCACCCAACGAACGCGTCACCAAAGCCGCCGAAGCACTCAAAGGGTCAACCACACTCGACGGGCTCAACAAAGTGTGGGAACGCATCACCGCGGGTGGGCTCGACAAAACCGACCCGCTACCCGACATCTACTTCGAACGCACCCAGGAGCTGACATGAGCCTCTACTACGAAGACGAGTACGTGCAGCTGCACCATGGAGACTGCCGCGCGATCCGCGGATGGACGCGCGCGGACGTGCTTGTCACGGACCCGCCCTACGGGACTCAGGTCGCGGGAGGTGGCGACGTTTTCCACGGCGGATATGGACGTCGACAGAACGCCGCTCGTGACAGCAAGCACGCGTCAACCCGCGAGGGAGTCGGGCGTGAGGGATACGTGATCGCGAACGACATGGACACCGATTGTCGTGACCTCGCGCTCGAGCTTTGGGGTGACAAGCCTGCCATTGTTTTCGGGTCGCCGCGTCTTCCGGATCCGCCCGGGCATTGGGACGACCGTCTTGTCTGGCACAAGCAGCGCCCCGGTATGAACGGTGGCGCGTGGCGGTACACCCACGAGTCGATCTACGCGCGGGGCGGCGTCCGCAATGGAAATGGCAACTTCTCCGTGCTGACAGCCTTTCCCGCGGACCAAGCGCTCCATATTCACGCGAAGCCTGTTGCGCTCATGGAGTCACTTATCGAATGCGCGCCGCCTGGCGTGATCGCTGACCCGTTCGCCGGATCGGGGTCGACGTTGATCGCGGCACGCAACCTTGGCCGCAAGGTGATTGGCGTCGAGCTTGAGGAGCGCTACTGCGAGCTCATCGTCAAGCGCCTGTCTCAGCAGGCGTTCGATTTCACCGCATTGGAGACAACAGCATGAAACCTCGAGTGTTCCAATCACGACCCACTAACGGACCAGCCGAGTGGGTCGTCGTTTTTTTGGGTCAGACGCAATGGTTCCCCACATGGCGTGAAGCCTTTGACCACGCATACGTCATGTCCCGCATCCGAAACGTCCTCGCCGACGTCTTCCCACACATGGAGTCGTAATGAGCACCGACACCCTCGAGCTCGTCAACCTCGACGAACTCCTCAACAACGAACCCCGCTGCCAATCAGCCCACTACGTAACCACATGCTCCGGACACGTCACACACCTCGGACGCACATGCAGTGGGAAACGCACACTCATCTGCGACAGCAGCGCCGAGTGGGCGCACGACGCAATGACAGCAGGCGATGCTTGCGCTTTCTGCAAACAACCCGCAGCCGACTGCTGGCAAATCATCCCCATCTGAACGGGGAGTCAAAACAAGAATCGGGAACCCGTTGAGAATCCGAAGCATCAAACCCGAGTTCTGGCGATCCGGGACATTGAACCCTCATGACCGCCAGTCGTTCAAGGAGTTCGGCACCGCGCCGCCGCAGAGAGAGTTCGCGTACCGGCTGTACTCACGCTTTGGCGACCTTCTTTACGTCGGGGTCACATGGAGCCCCTTCGTTAGGTGGACTGAACACTCAAAGACCAAGCCGTGGTGGCCCGATGTTGCGCGCGCTGAGGTCTACCTGTGCAACAGCGATCGGGACGCCCGCGACATCGAAGCCCTCTGGATAAGGACGGAACAGCCAGTGCACAACAAGCACCAGAACCCGAGGTGGCACCGTGCCGCGCATTAGAACCATCAAGCCCGAGTTCTGGGATTCTCCGGGCACAGCAAGAGCCAGCCTCCGGGCCAGGCTCTTTTTCATAGCCCTATGGGGGTGGGCCGACGACTGGGGGGTCGGCACTGCGAACCCGAAGCACCTCATCGGGTACGCGTTCCCGAACGATGACGATGTGACTGTGGCGGATTTTCCGCGCCTACGCACGGAAGTCGCAACATGCTACGGCGTGCAGTGGTACGAGGTCGATGACCGCCCCTATTTCGCTATTCCGTCCTGGGATGACCACCAGAAGAACGAGCGCCGCGCGAACCGCCGAAATCCCACCCCTGACCAGGGAATTCCTTCCGGCGCGGAAACGCACGGAAGTTCCGCGCCGGAAAGCGGAGATTCAGGCATAGGAACAGGGGAACAGGGGAACAGGGGAACAGGGGAACAGGGGAACAGATATCCCGCACCTTCGGTGCTTGCTGATGGATTCGAAGCCGCATGGAAGCACTGGCCCAAAAAGGTCGAACGCAAGAACGCTGTCGAACGGTTCGCTGTCGCCGTCCGCAAGATCGACATAACCGAGCTTGTCAACACCATCATCCGGTTTGGGGATGCGTATGGGGCGACGACGGAGAAGAAGTTCGTCCCTGCTCTTGGTGTGTGGTTGCACGGCGAGCGGTGGACCGACGAGATGCCATCTTCGAGCAGCAACCAGACGCGCCCGTCGAAGGATGACCAGGCGTTGGAAGTCCTCGCTATGGGGGCGCGACTACAACAACAGGAGATCGAACAATGAGTCTTGCCGATTACGCGGAGACGCAGAATGCACGACTGATCATCAGCGTCCTCGAAGACCTGGTAGAGCAACAGCGCATCGCCAACCTCTTGACTGTCGCAACCATAGCGGACGAGCGATTTGGAAACTATGCCGGCGAAGCCTCAGCGATCCGCACCATTTTCGACTTCGGGGAAACTCCTGAATCGAACATGAAACTTCGGGATGAAATCGCTGGGGCTCTCGGAGTAAGGGGCCGCTCGTGAACATTCAGGAGACGGCTGCGGTCCTCGCGAAGATCAAACTCATCGACAACCGGGAAATCACCGAACTCGTCATCCGCGAATGGCACGACATCATCGGCCACATCGAATACGCCGACGCCATTGTGGCTGTCCGTGAGCACCGGAAAACGTCCACCGACTACCTGCTACCAGGGCACGTCGTTCAGGGTGCACGTCGGGCACGTGACGCCCGTGAGAGGGATGCACGCAAACACCGTGCACTCCCCGCCGGGAACGTCATCACCATGCCACCCGACTTCCACGAGATGACCCAACGCGCCATCGAACAACACCGCGCACAAAGAGCCGCAGAAAGCAGACCCGCATGAACCGAACCATCACCGCCGCTATGACCACCGCCGCCCTGATTATCGGGGCGGCGGTTTCGTCTCCCGCACACGCCGCAGAACCGAAACCAGCTCCCTTCTCGAAGACCAACGGCTTGAAGGAAGCCATCCACGCACCCATCGCCGCACTCAACCCACTGGTCGCCGTATGACACACGCAACCAAACACCCGAGCGGCGACCACACGCCACGACCATGCGCCAGATGCGGCGTCATGAGACAAACACGCACCGGACGCGGACCAATCTGCGCCGACTGCCGATACGTCCTCACCCAAGCGGAAAGAAAACTCTGGACCGCATGAAAATCACCGTAGAAATACCCGACATGCAGTGGGCAGACATCCTCCGCCGCGCCGAAGACCACGGACTCAAAGTGGAAGACCTCATCCGCGCCGGCATCACAGAAGTCCTCCCACGCAACCTCCCCGTCGACAAGAAAATCACGCTCATGGTCAAGGCCGGATTCCCCGACCGGATCATCGCAGAACGTCTCGGGCTGACAAACGCCGCCGTCATTCGTGTGCGGCACCGGCAGAAGCTGCCCGCTAACCGTGGCGCGTGGAGAAGGGAAGCCGCATGAACACCACAGAACACGGGAACAGGAGCCAAGCATGAGCGAGATTCACCCTCACATCGAGACCCCGCACAACCCGCGCGAGGGCTTCCATCGGTGGGTCTTCCTCAACGGATTTGGAGGCAGAGATGTTGTCGTAAAGCGTGATTCGCTGGGGCGCAAGAACAAGGGCGTTTGGCGGGAGTGGCTGGTCGTGCACTGCGACAACATCGACTGTCCCGCCACCGGGATCATCCCCATAGGCATGATCCACGACCTGATGGAATCGGCTGAGCCTGTCCCCACCCTTTCGACCGATCAGGACCACCTGAACCGTAGCCACGAGGGAGAAGACCGATGAGCACGCTAATGACGATGCGCTTTGAAGATGACCTGTACGAGGAGCTACGCCAGGAAGCGCTCTATGAGCGGGTTCTGATCTCTGACATCATCCGCACGGCAGTCAACGTGCACCTGATCGAGGTGTTCAAGGCCCGCAGCCCGTCGCGCTTCTGCGACTGGCGTGGATGCGAGGTGCTCTACAACTGGATCACCGCTCCGGGTGGTCTCCACTTCTGCGACAAGCACATGCCGGATTCCCATCTGACGGTCGCGGACGCCGGGAATGAGTCCGCGGCGTGACAACGATGCTGGTGGACACGACCTTGCACGGCTCGGACGATGATCGCGTAGCCTGGTGCGGCGCAATCATCCCTGCCGACGCGCAACCGTGGGAAGAAAGCATGACAGCACCCGTCTGCCAGGCGTGCAAAGCCCACGACATGAGCGGTGCGACCGCCGAGGCGGAGCAGATCCTGCGCGAGCGCCCGGACACTCGCGCTGTTGCTGGACCATGCGGCCACCTTCACCTGATGGGGCACGGGGACCGCGACCCGGTTCTGATGGCGCACCTAGCTGCCATGCCACGCGGATATCGCCTCGTGCGCCCGACGCCAGAGCAGATCATCGGACTTCTGATTCACAACCGTCGATGCGACCGCTGCACACCCGGACACCATCCGAGTGAATCTGAGTCGCGGTGATGATCCTCGACTGGATGACCGACGCCGCCTGCACAACCGTCGACCCCGAAATCTTCTTCGCGGAGGAATCGAAAGGCTGGCGGCAAATGGAAGCGGCCAAGAAAATCTGCGCCGGCTGCCCCGTGATCGCCGAATGCGCTGCCGACACACCCGAAGACGACCACTGGTCCGTCCGTGCAGGAAAAACGGCCAGGCAACGCGCCAGAGAACGAAACGAGGACGCAGCATGAGCAGCCCGCGCGTGTACCAATTCGAGATCCCCTGGACCCGACCACCCATCTCACTCAACGACAGGCTCCACTACAGAACCGAAGCGACCCGCGTGAAGATGATGCGCCAATACGCGTGCACCATCGCCCACGACATCCCATTCATGGACCGCATCCAAGTCGAACTCACATGGGTAGTCGCCGACCGCAGACGACGCGACGACGAAAACCCCGTCCCCGTACTCAAAGCCCTCTGCGACGGGCTAGTGGACGCCGACATTGTGCCGGACGACACACACGAGTTCATGGTCAAACGGATGCCTGTCATCGAGTACCGCAAAGGGGCGACCGCTCACTTTGTTCTCACCATCACCGAACTGAAGGACTGAAGCATGGCCGAAATTTCTGCAACCGTGTTCATCGAAGACGCACTCCGCTCCCAGCAGGGCGGGGTGTTTGTTCTTAAGACTGCTGAGCCGCACCGGCGGAAGAACGACCGTGACGAGTGGGTCACCGAGTCCCGCACCCTCCGCGACGTGAAGGTGAGCCGCGAGTCCGGGATCAGCCTTGAAACGTTCACCAAGGGCGACCGGGTTGTCATCACCGGGCAGGAGAAAACCGAAACCCGTGAACACGACGGGAAGAAGTTCTTCAGTTTGGTTGTGTGGGCGAGCTCGATCGTGCCAGCCGAACGCGGGGGGCAGCAGCAGGCCGCACCCGCAGCAGACGTATGGGCCGCTGACGATTCGTCCATGCCGTTCTGATGGGCGACTTCGACTGCTGCGTCAACGGCGAACACGACGACGAGCATGACGGATTCGATCACTGCGCCGGCTGCCAAGCCACATACCAAGCGAGCACTTCGGAGGAAGCATGACTGATGGATATGACCGGCTTGTGAACCCCTGGTCACTGCAAGTCGAGACAGGCAACGGGACGCTAACGCAACCGTTCCGCCCGCTCATTGACGAGCTCACCGATCTGGTGCGGCCGTCTATCGAGGCACGCGGGGGGGGAGGATCAGCATCAACCCGCAACCTCGTAGATGTATCCGCGCTGGATCTTCTGGCGCACATACAGGATGTGACTCTCGGTTGGTTGCGTGAATGGAACCTGCCTGGTTCCGGCAGCACCCGGGCAGACATCGTTAAGTTCCACGACTGGGCCAACATTCTCCACGACTCCGGTGTGGTCGAAACGTCAACGTGGGAACGGCTCGCCGCATACCCGGAGACATGGGCGCAACGCATCTGGGACTACCTCGAGCCGCCGTTGCAGCGACCGTTGCGTGACTCTGAATGCCCCCGCTGTGGGGTTCGGAAGATCACTGTGGGCGGCGGTGACACCGCGGATGCCCTGGTTCTTGAGCGGCGTTTCGGTCAGGAAGTGACGGCGATGTGCCGTGCGGATGGGTGCACGGCGACATGGGTGGGTGAGGACGGGTTGAAGTCCCTTGGGCGTGAGCTCGGAATCGAATTCAACACAGACGCACTCACCACCGATCACGAGTTTGGGAGTGAAGCATGAGTATCGTTCGCTTGGCCTACGTGATCTGTAGCGAGTGCGGCGTGCCCGCATCTGACGTGCGAAATAACACGGTCGAGGCGCGCGAAGCGATGCCGGAGGGATGGGTGACCATCCGAACGGGTCGGCGTGCCCATGACTACTGCCCGCGGCACCATCCGAGTGAACCGGATCCAACCAGTTAACAACCAGAAGGTTGCACATCCCACGAAAAGCTGATACTCTGAACCCGCTTAGGAGAAGTGTCTCTACTCCAAGCCCAAACCACCCCGTCAAGCCCCCGGCTGATGGGGTTTCTTGTTCCCGCCACACACTGGCGGGGCATCTCCCGGAAACGTAAACCACGTAACCCGGTCGAGAAGGCCACCAAAGTAGTGGCCGCACACACAAAAACGCGCGCTGTAACCCCTTCACCACGCGCGTCAAACGCTCGAGCCACGTAACGGTGCGGCGAGCACAAAACAAACTTCTCCCACTCGAAGGGGACACCGTGAACTTCATCGACGACGTGAAAGACGAACGCAAACTCACATCCACCGGATGCGGGATGCGCAAATGGCTCAACACGCAAACCGAGATCACCGACCAAGCACTCAAAGAAGCAGTAGCCGAAGTAAACGCATCCGCCACACACCGGGCACTCCAAAAACGAGGATTCACCCTCGGTGTCGGTGTCGTTGCGAAACACGCGAACGGGGACTGCTCATGCCGGACTTCCTGAACGAAGTAGCCGGGAACGACCGCAAGCAGAACACGGAATCGTTGGGTTCGTTGGAGCTCGGCCCCGACGGTGGCGAGTTCAAAGACATACCGTCAACGGAACCGATCACCGACTGGACGTTCATCTTCGAGAAGTGGAACCTTGACCCGACGGTGTTCCGCATCGACGGTGACACGGTCCGCATGTCGTCGTGGCAGCAGTCGAAGCGCACCGAAACCGGTGACCGTGACGTGATCACCCTGTACTCGTACCGGGCAAGGTTCACGAGGATCACCCGTGACACGGCACTGTTCGAGTCCGCGTTGGACCGGATCAAAGGGTTCCAGTTCATCCCCGCCGAGAAGGCGTTGAACCCGGAAACGCTGATCGTCATGCCGTCCGACCTTCAAGTTGGCAAGGTTGATTGGAACGGCGGCACCGCGGAAACCGAATGTCAGGCGCTCGAATCGTTCGCCGCGACAGCAGAGTTCGCACGCGAGTTCCGGCCCGCAGAAATCTGCATCGTTGACGCCGGCGACCCGATCGAGAACATCTACTCCACGTCATCCCAGTTGGGCACGAACGACCTTGACCTTCCGGGGCAGATCGAAATCGCGCACCACATCTTCCTCACCGGCATAGAAATGCTCGCACCACTGGCACCGTCGATCCGGTACGCCGCTGTCTCCTCGAATCATGGGCAGCAACGGCTAGGACCGAAGTCGCCGGCCGGTGACGCACACGCAGACTACGGCCTTGGTATCGCGAAGATGATCCGGCGTGGCCTGAAGCTCAACCCGGCAGCGTTCGGGCATGTGACCGTGCAAACACCGGAACCGTACATGGAGTCGCTGTACTTCGAAACGTCCGGGTCGCACATCGGTGTCGTTCACGGCCATCAGGCATCATCCGCTGACAAGCTCGGCGAATGGTGGAAGGGCCAGAGTCACGGGCGCATGCCTGTCTCCGAAGCCCGAATCCTTCTAGCTGGACACTGGCATAGCCTCCGCTACTACCAGTCAGGTGACGCCCGTCACGTGTTCGTCGGCCCCGCATCCGATCGCGGATCTTCCTGGTTCACGAACACCCGCGGCGAATCCTCCGACTCGGGGATGCTGACCTTCACAACCGCGAACAACGCCTGGGACAACCTCAGAGTGAGGTGAGAGCAATGATCACCACTGAGCGATACACCTCGAAAGATCTATTCGACCCCGAGCATGACCGGTGCGCGGGTGCGGTGTTCGAGTCGTGGTTAGAAGAAGGCAAGCCTTGCCAGTGCGCATGCCACTCTCTGCCGCGATGCTTCACGCCCTACATTGCCGACCACGGAACAAACGTCTTTGACTGCAAACTCCATTACGGACACGGCGGCAACTTTCACCGAAGCGGCCATTCGATGTGGGGCAAGCGCGAGAACTTCTGACCTGACTCTGCGCCACCTTACGAGGCTGGTGAAGTCGGCCTAGGAGACCTGCTTATTGTGGGGCCTAGGCGCGGGCGAGGGTCTGACCCTCCCACCACAAACGGGTCACACAAACTTCCCATCCGCCGAACCCCCGAAACGCATCTCACTGGGCCGTAGAGCCTGAACTCAGATAACGCGGGGACGAGTAAGGCGGCACGGGAACCACCAAAAGAACGGCGGTGTGGTCATGCCAGTCACCGCAGAAGACCGCTGCCAAGCGAAACAATGCAACTCGCAAGCCATGTGGTCAACCTGGATCGAACTCACCGAACTCACCTGGTGCAACCACCACTTCCGCGAGTACGAGGACAAACTACGCGCCTCAGCCTCAACCGTCGTGGACCACCGCTGGCAGTTCGACTGGATGAAAGAAGCCAACTGATGGGATGCAGATGTGGGGGAGATGACTGCGCGATCGTGCAATTCACCGCCACCCAAGACACGGTCACCTGGTCACCCATCGAACGCATCGTCGAAACCCAGGCTGGCAACCCAGAAGACGTGAACAAGGGTTCGTAGTAGCGACTCCACAAACCAGGAACCCCGAAAGACCCACGACGACCCAACACGGGCCGCGGTTGTAGCTGTTAGGTGGAGAACAACAGACGAAAGGCTCTCACTACGGTGGGAGCCTTTCGTCGTTAACGGGGAGGCAACGATGGCCGACACACTCCGCGCCCTCGACGCCGCAGTACAAGCACACATCGCCGAAAACTTCCCCGGCGCAGTCACCGACAGCTGGGTACTCGTCACCCACTCCAACGGGCTACAAGACGACGACCACGACCTCCACAACTACCGTCTAACCGAAGCATCCGATGCTCAGCCTTGGCATACGTCTGAAGGACTCGTCCGCGCCGCGGTCAAGATCATGAACGACGCATGGGATTTCGCAGGCGACGAAGAATAGGGAGTGTCTGGGCCGGGCGCTACAATAGAAGCGGCCCGAACAAGTGCGTCAACACTTGCCGGGCCTAACCAGAACCACCTAGTTACGTAGGAGATTCAATGGCTGAGCACCATTCTACCGACAACCCGGTCGAGCGTTGGGCAAGCATCCCTGGATACGAGGGCTTTTACGAAGTCTCGAACCTCGGAAGGGCTCGAGGCGTTGACCGCATCGACGCTCGCGGGCGGCGTTGGCCAGGACGCATACTATCTCCCGGCATGGATCGTTACGCCAGTATCGGGCTGTGGCGAGACGGCAAGCCAAAGACCGTCTACATTCACTCAACCGTTCTTCTAGCATTCGTTGGTCCACGCCCTGAAGGCATGGACGCTTGCCACAACGACGGCGACGCGACAAACAATCGGCTCGACAACCTACGTTGGGACACTGTTTCAGAGAACAGGTTGGACACGGTTCGGCACGGCACGCACCGATACTCAAAGCGCACCGAGTGCCTGCGCGGCCACGCTCTTGTCGAAGCGAACCTAGTGCTTAGTTACAAGACAAAGGGTGTGCGTAGGTGCAAGGCATGCGAGCGCGCTCGGTCAGATGCCCGCCGCGCCGGCGGGCGACGCGCATCTCAGGAAGCAGCGGACGCTCACTACAAAAGGATCATGCTCGAGAGGTAGGTGCTGGCGTGAGTAACAGCAAACTCGAAGCCACCTACCACCCCGGACACTTCTGCACCGCATGCGATCGTGTCTACCCATCCCGGGCAGCAGCAGACCAATGCGCAAGAGAAGACGCAGAAGACGACCGCAACCAACGCATCCAACGCGGATCAGACTGAGGGACACACAATGCTCAAGGTGAAACTGACAGCAGACGTAACCCCCGCGGTACATCAGATCAAGCGCGCCCTCGTCATCAACGACAGCCCCGTCACAGTCGCAGTCACACCCGAAGTGCAAGACGCACTCAACCAGTGGGCTGAACAACACGCTGACGAACTCGTCGCAGTCCTAGCCCCCTTCGGACTGCACCCCCACGACATAGCCGAACCAAAGTACAGGCGCGTCGTAACCATCGACTGATGCGCGTCTGCTCAGTAGTCGGATGCCCAACCATCTACCCCGCCAACGAAGGCGGACGATGCCAAGCGCACAGACGCCAAGCCAGGGCAGCACGGGTAGACAACCGGGTGTACTCAACAGCAGGACACAGGCGATTCCGCACAGCAGTCCTCGAACGTGACCCCATCTGCGTCATCTGCTGCATTTCTCTCAGCACCGTGGCCGACCACTACCCACTCACCAGACGCGAACTCGTAGCGCGAGGCCTAGACCCAAACAACCCTGAAGCTGGGCGCGGTGTCTGCGCCCAGTGCCACAATAGATGGAGCGCTGCTTCTAGCCCGGGCGGCTGGAACGACAGATAGAAGCGCTCCCGCGTGACTGCGAATCACCGGGAGCATGACCGACTTGTAAGGAGTCGATATGCCCAATGCTACCTGCAACATCAACGAATGCGGCAAGCGAGTGCACGGACACGGCATGTGCACCATGCATTACCAGCGCTGGTACTTCCACGGTGACCCACTATTCGAGCGGACTATCCACACCAAATGTCGGGTAGATGAATGCACCCGCAAGCCACGCTCACAGTCTGTAGATCTATGTGAGACGCACTACTACCGCATCCGACGCAACGGCCACCTAAACACCCTGGACACACGCCTGCCGGTCGTCACATACAGATCAGCCCACTCGCGGCTAACAAGGGAACGCGGTAAGGCCAGCGAACAGACATGCGTGGACTGCAACGGCCGTGCACACCATTGGTCATACGACCACACCGACCCCAATGAGCTCACCTCACCAGAGGGCCAGCCCTACAGCCTCAAGCTCACGTGCTACGCGCCACGCTGCGCCTCGTGCCACGCAGTTTTCGACGGCACCGGAGCCAACCAGTACGCCTGAGCCAGTACTTCTGAACACATGTTCGAATGTCAGGCCCAAGGGGTAGGGGGAGGACCCGCAACCACCCGCTGCCAGAGAGTCGCCGGTGAGGGCTCTGTGAGGTGTGGCGGGTTCAAAGTGTTCTGGTTCGTCTGTTTGTTCGAATGATCCGGTGCCTCGCAATGGGGCCAGCGCAATGCTGAGGGATGTGATTGATGTGACTAGTGGTGGTGCTCGCGGCCGTTCTGGCCCTGCTCCTGATCCGAATGCGCTTCGACGTGATCGGAAGGACGATGCTGACTGGCAGGTGCTCCCTGTTGAGGGGTATCACGGTGATGTTCCTGAGTTTCCGTTGTCTGGGATGCTTTCCGAGGAGTCCGAGCTGTGGGCTGAGCTTTGGGCTAAGCCGCAGGCGTTCATGTGGGCGCGGTTGGGGCTCCGGTATGAGGTTGCTGCGTATGTGCGTGCTTTCCTCGAGTCTGTTGAGCCTGAGGCGTCTGCTGGTTTGAAGACTGCTGTGCTGCGGATGGGTGCTGAGATCGGTCTTTCTTTGCCTGGGATGCACTCGTTGCGGTGGAAGTTTGGTGAGGACGAGTTGGCTAAGAAGCGTGCCGCTCAGTCTGTGGTTGTGGTTGAGGACTCGGACGCTGAGGACCGCTGGGCGGCTTTGGCTGATGGGATCTGACCGGCCCCTGCTTGTCGTCCCGAAGTGGATTGAGCGCCACTGTGTTGTTCCTGATCGGTCACATCGTGGGCTTCCGTTCAAGCTGGCTGATGAGCAGTTCAAGTTTGTTGGTACGCATTACATGGTGCGTGGTTCGGCGAAGTTCGATCCGGAGGCTGAGGATAATCCTGATCTTCCCGCTAATCCGCTTGCTGGTGCGTTCGTTTACCGTCGTTCTCAGTTGGTGCGGGCGCAGAAGTGGGGTAAGTCTCCGCTGATTTCGGCGTTTGTGTGTGTTGAGGGTGTTGGGCCTGCGCTGTTCGCCGGCTGGGCGAAGGGTGGCGAGGTTTACGACTGTGCTGAGCATGGTTGTTACTGCGGTTGGGTGCATCGTTACGCTGAGGGTGCTCCTATGGGGCGTCCGTGGCCTACGCCGCTGATTCAGATCACGGCTACGTCCGAGGATCAGACGGACAATACGTACGATGTGCTGCGTCCGATGATCGAGTATGGGCCGCTGGCGGATCTGATTCCGAAGACGGGTGAGGAGTTCATTCGTCTTCCTGGCAACGGTCGCATTGACGTGGTTACGTCGAAGGGTAATTCTCGGCTGGGGCAGCGTGTCACGTTTGTTGTTCAGGATGAGACGGGCTTGTGGTTGAAGTCCAACGGTGGGCACAACCTGGCTAAGAAGCAACGTCAGGGTCTGGCTGGCATGGGTGGTCGTGCGATTGAGACGACTAATGCGTGGGATCCTGCTGCGGATTCGGTAGCTCAGCGGACGTACGAGTCTCAGGCGAAGGACGTCAACCGGGATTTCCGGCATCCCCCTGCGCACCTGTCTTTTAAGAACAAGGCTGAGCGGCGGAAGATTTTTCAGTTCAATTATGCGGGTGCTCCGTGGGTGTCTCCGGACACTATTGAGGCTGAGGCTGCGGAGATGATGGAGAAGGATCCGGCTGATGCGGAGCGCTTCTTCGGCAATCGTCTTGTGGCTGGCGCGGGTAAGTGGGTTACTCCCGAGGAGTGGGACGCGAAGAAGTCTCCTGTTGAGGTGAAGCCGCGTACTGCTGTTGCGATGGGCATGGATCTTTCGAACAACAACGACTGGACGGGGATCCGTCTGGAGACTGCTGGTAAGTACCAGTTCACCCCGTTCTATGAGGTGGGCGGCGATAGGCGGCTTGCGGTTTGGGATCCTGCGCAGTACGGCGGTTACATTCCGCGTGGCGAGGTGCGCGCTGCGGTGGATTATTTGGCGTCGAATTTCCGGATCGTGCGTGCGTATATTGACCCGGCTGGGTCGGCTGCGGGCGCGATCGACAGTGGGGCTATTGACGATGATGATTCGTGGCGTACGGAGCTGGCTGAGTGGGCGGCGAAGTATGGCCCGAAGGTCTTTACGCAGTGGTCGTGCTCGAGGGTGACTCCTATGCACGCGTCTCTTGAGCAGTTTCGTTCTGCTATCCGGAATCCGGATTCGGATTTTTCGCATGATGGCGATCACGTGACGCGTCTTCACATCGGTAACGCGGTGATGATCGCGAAGACGATGCAGCGGTACGTGCTGGGGAAGCCGCATGGTGCGGATCACCAGAAGATCGACCAGGCGATGTCTTCGACGTTGGCGCATGAAGCGACTATGGATGCCCTGAAAGAGGGTCAGTTCGAATCCGAACCTGACTCATTTGTGTACGTGATGTGACCTGACTGAAGGGAGGCGACATGGCGTTGACTCCCGAAGCCGCGGTGAAGCTGGCGAACAAGCTGTATAAGGAGCTGGTGCCTCGGGCGCGTGAAGCGGTCGAGCTGACGGAGTTTTACTCGGGTAAGCAGCCGCTTCTTTTTGCGTCGGCGGAGTGGGCGGAGTCTCACCGGGCGAAGTATAAGAACTTCGCCGATAACTGGTGTGAGACTGTGGCGAATGCTCCGGTTGAGCGGGAGTCGGTGATTGGTTTTCGGTTGCCGTCTTCGAATCGGTCGAAGCAGTCTCGGGCGGAGAAGTCTCTGTGGGATTCGTGGTTGCGGAACGAGCAGGATTCTCTGTCGGTGCAGGGTTTTCTGTCGGCGACGATCAGCCGGCGTTCGTTCTGCCAGGTGTGGGGCGATCCTGATGGGGAGCCGATCATTACTTGGAAGGCGGCGAACCAGGCGATCGTTGCGTATGACGCGGAGACGGGTCGTAAGCGGGTTGCTTCGCTGGTCATTTGGGATGATGAGGACGAGGGGTTCGAGTACGCGACCCTTCAGACGCCGGATGAGGTGTGGAAGCTCCGTCGCCAGCGGCTGTACAAGGCGGATACGTCGAAGTTTGTGGTTCCGGCGAATGTGATCCTCTCTGAGGGTGGCGGTTGGGATCTTGTGCCGGGTGACACTTCCTGGGGCGTGAATCATCTCGGCAAGGTGTCGGTTGTGGAGTTCCCGAACCGACCCGTGCTGGGGATGGGTCCGCTTTCGGATATTGCGGGTACTGCCGCGATGCAGAACGCGATCAACCTTCTGTGGGCATACCTGTTCGCGGCGGCTGATTCGGCGTCCATGCCCGCCCGTGTTGTGATGGGTCAGGAGCCGCCGAAGATTCCGGTGCTGGACGAGAACGGGCAACCGACGGGGCAGTTTCAGCCGGTGGATTCGCGTGCGCTTACGAATGGCCGCATGCTGTGGCTGACCGGTCAGAACACGAAGATTGGGCAGTGGGAGGCCGCGAACCTCGAGACTTTCACGAAGGTTATTGAGCGTTCGGTGGCGCACATTGCCGCGCAGACTCGCACCCCGCATCACTACCTCCTTTCCGGTAATGGCGTGTCGAACCTTTCCGCTGAAGCCATGCTTGGCCTTGAGGCGGGTCTGGTTCAGAAGGTGGAGCAGGCGCAGGAGTTCTTCGAGCCGCGCCTCCGTGACGTTTTCGAGCTGATCGCGCTCCAGAACGGCGAGGACAAGGCCGCGAAGGAAGCGCGCCTCGGTGAGGTTGTGTGGAAGGACGCGAACAACCGGTCTGACGCTCAGGTTTCCGACGCGATGCTGAAGGATTCCCAGTCCGGCTACCCGTTTGAGTATCTGCTGGAGAAGCGGGGCCACTCGCCTCAGGAGATTTCTCGGATCATGGACATGCGTCGCAAGGAGATGGATGCGGCCCTCGGGGTGGGTGTTCAGGCGGCAGTTCAGGACGTGATGAACAATGACCCTGCTGCGGCTGGCATCTGATCACCAGGAGCGCCTCATCGGTGTTTCTGACCGCGCGGCACGGCAGGTTCTGGGTTTGTGGCAGCAGATTTCGGCGGGTTCGCTCGAGCCTGGTTGGTCTGCTGTTGCGCCCCAGGTGGAGCGTGTCGTGACTAACGCTCAGGTGGACGCTGCGGGCCTTTCGTCCGCTTATGTTTCCACTGCCCTGCGGGGTCAGGGAATCGAAGCCACAGAGGCGCGTATCGTCCCGGAGGCGTTTGGCGGCGTCACCCGTGAGGGGCGTGCGGTTGCTCCGGAGTTGTATGCGGCGGTGACAACGACGAAGACGCTCATTGGTCGCGGCGTTGGTGTGGGTCAGGCGTTCCGTGCTGGGGCGGCTTTCATGTCGGTGATGGCTTCAACGCTTGTGCGGGACGCAGGTAGGTCTGCTGACCGGACGCTCGCTGTCGGTAAGGGGACGTTGCGTTCTGTGCGGGTGTTGTCTCCGGGCGCGTGCTCGAGGTGCGCGATTCTTGCGGGGGTCGTAGGGTATCGGGCCGATTTCAAGCGGCATCCGGGGTGTAAGTGTTCGTCTATGCCGATCCGCGACGGCGAGGGTGCCCCTGAGGGGTTCTTCAACTCGCCGGATGAGTATTTCGACTCGCTGTCGAAGGCTGAGCAGGAGCGGGTGTTCACGAAGGCGGGCGCGGAGGCGATCCGTGCGGGTGCTGACCCCATGAAGGTCGTGAACGCGCGGCGTGGGGCGTACGGGGTTTCGTACAGCGCGCGCGGGACTGGTCGAATTGCGCCTGGGCGGTTGCAGCCTGTGACAATCGGCACTCGCGCTGACGGTTCACCGATTCAGGTGTATGCGACACGTGAGGGCACGACATCGCGCGGAGCTTTCGCGCAGGGGCGGACCCTGAACGCGAATGTTGCCGAGGGCGACCGTTATCGCCGCACCCCGTCATTGCGGCTCATGCCCGAGTCCATTTTTCAAATGAGTTCTGACCCGACCCGCATCCGCGAGTTGCTTCAGAAGTACGGGTACATCTCCTAACTTCCCCCAGTCTTGGGGGGATTCCGGGTCACCGCATGGTGACCCTTTTTCTATGCCCACAGTGGGCGCTCGCAATGAGAGGAAACCATGCCTGACCCGACCGAACAGGAAGATCCTGAAGTCGAACCCGTTGAGCCCGAAGATGTGGCCGGCGATGACCCCGAAGAAGCTGTGCCGGGGGAGGAAGCGCTTGGTGACCCCGGGAAGCGCGCGCTGGAGGCGACGAAGGCACGTTACCGTGCGGAGCGTCAGAAGCGCCTTGATCTTGAGGAGAAGCTTCGCGAGGCGACGAAGGGCGATCAGCCCGACGCTGACACGATCCGCGCAGATGCGGAGCGTGCCGCGAATCAGCGGGCCAATCAGCGCATCGTCCGCGCCGAGGTGAAGGGTGCCGCTGCGGCGCTGTTCAACGACCCGGCAGATGCCCTCCAGTTCATCGATATTTCATCGTTCGACGTTGATGACGACGGGGAAGTTGACCCCGATGAGATCAACGCCGCTCTCTCTGAACTTCTCGCCAAGAAACCATATTTGGCGAAGATTTCCGCCCCTCGTGGGGGTGGGAAGCGGATACCCGAGGTGCCCGCTGACCCTGCGCACAAGCCGTCTACACCGCTCAGCCATGCCGAACGGATCGCGGCGGCGCAAGCCGCTGGTGACCTGAAGACCGTGATTGCTCTGCAAAACGATCTTCTGACCAGCAACAACTAATCCATTCCTCGGGCAGGCGTGAGCCTGCCCCAACCTAAGGAGAACCCAGCATGGCTGGAATCACAGGGTTGGGCACGACCTACAACCTGCCCAACTACACCGGTATCCTTCACCAGCTCAGCCCTTCCGCTACGCCGCTTTTCTCGGCGATCGGTGGCCTGAATGGTGGCGGTCAGACCACTTCGACTGAGTTCGAGTGGCAGACGTTCGACCTTCGCAACCCGGGCCAGAACACTCAGGTGGAAGGCGCTACCGCCCCGACCGCTAACGAGCGTGTGCGGGCTAACGTCACGAACGTTACGCAGATCCACCAGTCGAAGGTGAGCATCGCTTACTCGAAGCTGTCGGCGTTCGGGCAGAAGGCTGGTTCGAACAACGACCAGGCCAACCCGATCCGTTCGGAGCTGGACTGGCAGGTCGAGCAGGAGCTGAAGCAGATGCTCCTTGATGTCGAGTGGTCGTTCATCAATGGTGTTTACGCGAAGCCGGGGGACAACTCGACCGCGCGTAAGACCCGTGGCCTGATCTCGGCTATCACGTCGAACAAGCTCGGCAAGGAGGCGTCGACCTTCACTGCTGGTACGTCGGCGACGGACACGATCACCGCGACCCACGCGCTGACGCCTGGTGATCAGGTTGTCTTCACTTCGGTTTCGGGTGCGGCGGCGAGTGTCATCCAGACGGGCCGTGTCTACTACGTGCAGTCCGTTTCGACCACTGTTTCGTTCAAGATCGCTGCCACCTCGGGCGGTTCGGCGATCACGGTCGGAACGGGTACCGCGATTGCTGGTCGCGAGCTCAACGGCTCCGCTGTTTCCACCGATGACGTGAACAGCATTGCGCAGATCGTTTGGGACAACGGCGGCATCCAGAACCTGGACGCCGCAACCCTGATCGTGAACTCCGCGCAGAAGCGTGCCATCTCGGCCGCTTACGCCGGCGCTTACGGCAAGTTCCAGGAGATGTCCCGCAACGTCGGTGGCGTCAACGTGTCCACGGTTGTCACGGACTTCGGGACGCTGAACGTGATGGTTTCCCGCCACGTTCCGGCTGACTCGATCATCGTGTCCTCGCTGGATCTGCTGCGGCCCGTCTACCTGGAAACCCCGGGCAAGGGGCACTTCTTCGCTGAGCCGCTTGCAAAGACGGGCGCTTCGGAAGATGTGCAGCTTTACGGCGAGATCGGTCTTGCGTACGGCCCGGAGTCGGCGCACGGCATCATCACGGGCCTCAAGGTCTGAGCGCCGTGGTCGCGTTTGCTACTTCTGCTGACCTGGCGTCGCTTCTCAAGCGGACCTTCACTAGTGAGGAGACTGAATGGGTTGAGACGCTGCTGGAGTCGTCGGCTGAGTACATGCGCGGCTACATGGGTATTGTCTACCCGCCCGTCACGGCCACGTTTACGACGTGGCCCTCTGACGGGTGGGTAGACCTTCCCGCTTACCTTCGCGAGGTGACTTCCGTTACTCGTGATGGTTCGCCGTTGTCGTACGAGCGGGTCCACAACAGCATTCGTGTCCACTGCGACACGGCTGTTTCGGTGACGATGACGGCTGGTCTTGATGAGGCTCCGAAGGATCTTGTTGGCATGAACTGTGCTCTTGTTGCGCAGGCGATGGTGCCTATTGAGATGGAGCTTGGCCTGACTTTTGGTGGGCTGTCTTCGGTGGCTCTGGATGACTTCAAGGCGTCGTTCGCGTCTGGTGGTGAGGCGTCCGGATTGTTCGCTCTTACTGCTCAGGCCGAGGCGTATCTGAAGAACCGGTACGGGCATTCTGCGTACACGACGGGAGCGGGCCGGTGAGTGTCATTTCGGGTGCCCTGTCGATGGGGCGCAGGCAAGCTAATGCGCGGATGACTGAGGTGTTCCAGTTCTTCACCCGGACGGTGACGCCGAATGAGGACACGCTCGAGGATGACGTCACCGAGACTGAGGTTGCGCGTGTGCCGGGTCGTTTGAAGGTGACTTCGAATGTGGCGGCGAGTGTGGAGTCTGGTGGGCAGTTTCCGGTTGTGGAGCGGCTTGAGGTTCATGTGCCGGTTGATGCGGTGATGCCGTTGATTCCGTCGCCGTGGTTGTTGCCGGGTGAGTTGGTGCCGTCGGTGAGTGTTCCGGTTGGGACGTTTGTGCGTTGTATTGATTCTTCGGTGGATGTGTCGTTGGTTGGTCGTGAGTTTCGGGTGGCTGAGATGCCGTCTGGTGGACAGACAACTGCGAGGCGGTTCGTGGTTGAGGAGGTGTCGTGAGTGACATCTCGTTCGACTTTTCTGCCGTCAACGCTCTAGCGGCGGATCTTGGTCGTATCCCGGATGAGGCGATGCCGAGTATCCGTAAGGCTGTGCAGGTTACGGCGTTCAATGTGAAGGCTGATTGGCGTCGTGGGGCGAATCGTACGGGTCTTGGCGGGTATGCGGCGGATATCACGTATGAGACGAAGGAGTCTCGTGACGGCGTTGAGGCCGAAGTGGGTCCAACAATCGGCGACCAGGGTTCGTTTGGTCTGGTTGAGGATGCGACAGGCAATGTTCGCTCGAGTCCACAACACGCGGGCAGAGACGCTGCTCGCAAGAACGAGGACGACTTTGTGAATGGCCTCCTGAAGGCGATTTCTGACCCGTTGGAGCGACTGTGATCACACCTCATTTCAACGCGATCAAGGCACGAATCGAGGGCGACACGGCGCTGACCGGCAAGGTGTTCGACACCGTGCGGATTGATGATGCGGGTGGTCTGATCCGTGACAACTACGTGATCTTGTACCGTTCGCCGGCTGATCAGGTTGCTTCTAACCGGTTCAATGCTGTGGCTGATTCGCAGGCTGAGTTGACGTTCATTGTTGATGTTCGCGCGGTTGGTACGTCGGCTGTTCAGTGTGGTGCGGTTCTCGACAAGGTGATGACGCAACTGGTGGGTTATCGGCTTGTTGTTGCTGGTCGTTCGTGTACGCCGATCCGGTTGGAGTCGTCCGGTCGCGTGACGGCTGATCAGTCTGTGAAGCCGTTCCTGTTTTATGCGGATGCGGGTTTCGAGTTTGTGTCTCGTCCCGCGTAACTGACTTCACGTCATGGAGGGTCGCCCGACGGGTGGCCCTTTTTTCGTGCCCAAAAGCTACCGGCATTCCGGCCGGTAACCCGGTCCTGCGGGCTCTCCTGACAGGACTCAAACCCTAAGGAGAAGAACATGGCAGCAGAGACTGTCCCCGCGTCTACCCAGTCTGACGGTACGCGGACTATCTGGTACGTGCCTTCTGGTTCGAACGCGAAGTCGGCGGCGATTCTGAACGGCGCGACCGCAAAGAAGATCACGTACAGCTTCACAGCTGACGGATTCAACTACGCGATTAGCCAGGCCGAGACCGAGGACAAGCGCCTCACCCTTGACCAGGATCTGACGCGCCCGGGTCGCAAGAAGGAAACCCTCGAGGTCAAGTATGTGCGGTCTTCCGCCACCGACTCGGCGGACCAGCTTCTTGCTGAGGGGACTTCGGCGCAGTTCGCGGTTCGTTACGGCGTGACCAACGCGACCGATGCAACTGCAACCACGCAGAAGGTTGACATCATCACGTTCACTGCGGGCGCGAAGCGGCCCGACCCGCCCGTGGAGAACGGTGTGGACACCGTGAGCCAGACCATCTTCATTACTGCTGTCACGCAGCGGGACCAGGCCGTCGTCGCCTGATTCGGGCTTAGGTCACCGTGGGTGGGGTTTATCCCCAGCGCCCCACCCACGGTTCTTCTCAATGCTGGGGTTTCTGGGGAGAACACATGTCTTTGAAGGATCTGATCGCGAAGGCGAAGGCTGAGGTTCAGCCGGTGGAGCCGGTAACGCTCGATGTTGTGGTGCGTGACGAGGCGGTGAGCCTTTCGTTCCTGCCAGCTGAGGGCCGCTTGTGGAACAACCTGACTGCCACGCACCCGCCGCGCAAGGGCTCGACGCTGGACGCCAATATCGGTTTCAACTCGGACGATCTGTCTGAGGACTATCCGGTTGATCTGATTCAGGCTGACGGCGAGCAGGTTGATGCTGATACTTGGCGCGAGCTGTTTGACGTTCTGTCTGGGCCTGACATTCGCAACATCGCTTCGGTGCTGTGGAGTCTGAACCAGCTTGACCCGTCGCGGAGGCGGCAGGAGTTGGGAAAATCCTCGGCGGGCGGTTCGAAGAAGAAGTCGAACTAGCCCGCGAGATCGGCGTTTCCCCGCGGCGTCTGGCGGGGTGGGAGCCGGCGACTGTCACTCATTACGAGTACGACAATGAGGGTCGCCTGTGCCGCTCTGTGACGGCTCAGGAATCCGAGTGGTCACAGGGTGACTTGGATGCGCTTATCGCGTCTAGGCGGGCCGCTCAGGCACCGCGTGGGCAGCATGGGCGGCTGCTGTCTGAGGCTACTGACCCGGCTTTGTCTGACCGTTGGGAAGTGCCTTTGCCTAAGCGTGACTTTGCGGCAGCGAAGTTGCATGCGGCGCAGGAGAAGCGGCGGAAGGACTACCCGAGTGAGGATGCGTCGGCGTTGCTTTGGACTGTGCGGCCAATAGAAGGCTGATCCCTCCGATGAGGGCTATCAGCGCGGGGACGATCACGAAGATGATGCCCGCGAAACCCGATTCGGTTGCCGTGTAGATGCCTGCGCCGATGCCGACGACAGATACGCCGATCAGTATTGCCCCCCATGCGCGCATGTGGCTGAGCGTACTCCTTTTGGAGGGATTCCCCAATGGCTCGAATCGTCAAGGTCGTTCTTGCCGCTGAGGTTGCTTCTTATCGGAGCGCGATGGAGCAGGCCGCTTCTGCTACGGCGAAGGTGGGCGGCGAGGGCGCAAAGCTGGCGGCGGCTAGGCAGATGTTTGACGCGTTTGGGCGGGCGTCTGTTGCTGCGGGTACCGCTGTTGCGCTTGGCCTTGGTGTTGCGATCGCTAAGTTTGCGGACTTCGACGCGGCCATGTCGAACGTGGCGGCTACGGGTGAGGATGCGCGGCAGTCGATTGATGCCCTGCGTGATGCGGCCCTGGATGCTGGCGCGCGGACGGTGTTCTCGGCTACCGAGGCGGCGAACGCGATCGAGGAGTTGGCTAAGGCCGGCGTCTCGACAACAGACATCCTGAATGGTGGGCTGAACGGCGCGCTGGATCTTGCTGCGGCGGGCGGGCTTGGTGTCGCTGACGCTGCCGGTATCGCGGCGACGGCGTTGCAGACGTTCAATCTGCGCGGTACGGATATGGCGCATGTTGCGGATCTTCTTGCTGCTGGTGCGGGCAAGGCGATGGGTGATGTTGACGACCTGTCGCAGGCGCTCAACCAGTCCGCTCTCATCGCAAACAAGACCGGTCTGACTATCGAGGAGACGACTGCGGCGCTGTCCGCTTTCGCGTCGCAGGGCCTTCTGGGTTCGGATGCGGGTACGTCTTTCAAGACGATGCTGCTGTCGCTGAACCCGACGTCGGATAAAGCTGCCGACCTGATGAAGGAACTGAACCTGTCGGCGTATGACACGTCGGGTCAGTTCATCGGTCTGGCCGCGTACGCAGGAAAGCTCGAGAGCGCACTCGGTGGGATGTCTGCTGAGCAGCAGAACGCAACCCTGAAGACGATCTTTGGCAATGACGCTTACCGTGCTGCCGCTGTCCTTCTCGATGAGGGTGAGCAGGGCATCAAGACTTGGACCGCAGCGGTTGACGACCAGGGCTATGCGGCCGAAGTTGCCGCGACAAAGCTGGACAACCTGAAGGGTGATGTTGAGGCGTTTCAGGGGGCGCTTGACTCTGCGCTGATCTCTGTTGGCTCGGCCGCTGATGGGCCGCTGCGTGGTCTTGTCCAGGGCCTTACTGGCCTGGTCGATAGCTTCAATGCGTTGCCTGAGCCGGCGAAGCAGGCGGCGTTTTGGATTGGTGCTGTTGGTTCGGCCGCGGCCCTGGGGTATGGCACCTATCTTCTCGCGATCCCGAAGGTTGCTGAGTATCGGGCGTCGCTCGAGCTGCTTGGTCCGACGGCGCAGAAGACTTCTCGTTCTCTGGGGATGCTGGCGAAGGTCGGTGGTGGGGCTGTAGCAGGTTTCGCTATCGCGGGGCTGGGCGCTGAGCTTCTGATCAATCTTCTTCGGGAGATGGGTCCGTCTGCTGAGGAGACTGCGAACAAGGTTGCTACGGCGACCTCGGCGACGAAGCTTCTCAATGCAGCGTTCTCTGAGATGGGTGGGGCGAACGCGAAGCTGGCGAAGCTTGCGATCGACAATCTCGGTGCGACTCTCGACAAGCTGAAGGCTGGCGGGCAGATCAAGCAGGGTGACATCCTCGAGGTGTCGTCCATTGAGGCTGTTGTCCGGCTGGGGTCCGAGCTCGGGAAGCTTGCGGAGACGGATCTTCCGACCGCTCAGCGCGCATTCCGCACACTGACTGAAGAGTCGAACCTGAACGTTGAGCAGCAGACGATGCTGCTTGAGCAGATGGGGCCTTACCGTGATGCTCTTGTTGAGCAGGCCACGGCGCAGGGTGTTGCTGCGGATGGGCAGAACCTCTTGCGGCTGGCTCTTGGTGAGTCGCAGAAGGCTACGGCTGATAACGAGTCGGCGCTTCGCGGGCTTGCGGGCATGGCGGATGAGACGGCTAACGCCGTGGAGGATCTGTCGGACACGATCCGCGGGTTTGGTAGCGCGCAGATCAATGTGATGGAGGCTACGGCTCAGTTTGAGCAGGCTTTCGATGATCTGACGGCCTCGGTTGCGGAGAACGGGGCGACTCTGGATCTTGCCGAGCAGGCGGGGCGCAGTAATCAGTCGGCGCTGATCGCGATGGCTCAGGCGTCTAAGGAACTTTCGGCGTCGATCTACGAGCAGACGGGTTCGCAGGAAGAAGCTTCTGCGGCTATCGCTACAGGCCGGCAGCGGCTTATCGAGGCTTTGGCTCAGCTTGGGATCACTGGGCAGGCGGCGGAGGATTACGCGAACAAGCTTGGTCTGATTCCGTCGAACATCAACACTGCTGTCACGGCGAACACTGATCCGGCGCAGCAGGCTATCGACCGGTTCATTTTCGCTAACGATGGGCGGCGCGTGAACCTGTACGTCGATGGTGTGCAGGGTCGTCAGGTCGCTGGCACGGATGTTATCGCTCGCGCTGGTGGTGGGCCGGTGTTCGGCCCTGGCGGGCCGACGTCTGACTCTGTGCCGGCGTGGCTGTCGAACGGCGAGCATGTGTGGACTGCTGCGGAGGTTCAGGCGGCGGGTGGGCACAAGGCCGTCGAGAACATGCGCAACTGGGTTCGTGGCGGTGGGGGCGGATTTTCGCCTTCACCCGCCGCCGCTGCGCCGCCGAGCCTGAACGGTGTCTCTATTGAGGGGCGTCTTGACCTTGGCGATGGGCTTGTCGGGGTTGTGAAGGGTGTGCTTCGTCAGGAGTCGGCGGATCGTTCTCGTCGGCTTGAGGCCGGATTGGCGGGTGTGTGATGGCTGGTCCTGAGCTGACTGTTGATGTGTCGGGGAATCCGCGGGTTGAGGTGTATTTCGACCCTGCGGATCTTCCGGTGGGTGCGTCTACGTTGCGTATTTACCGGTTTTCGGAGGAGCGTGAGTGGCTTGTTCGCGGCGGCGTTGATGTTGCGGTTGGGTCTGCGGTTCTGGACTGGGAGGTTCCGTTCGGGACGGTGAGCATGTACCGGGCTGAGGTGTTTGACGTGTCGGGTGTGTCGATGGGGTTCACGGATGTTTCGTCTGTGTCGGTGGATGTGTCTGATGTTTGGGTGCATAACCCGTTGGTGCCGACGCGTGGTGTTTCGCTTGGTTCTCTTGCGCTGCTTGATGGGTCGTTTGGGTCGTTGTCTCGGCCGACGGTTGGTCAGGTTGTGTGGGGTGAGGGTGATGTTGTTGGTACGTGGATGGGTACGCGTCGTCGCGGTGTGACTGGTGCTCCGGTTGCGTTTGCGGTTGAGGACATTGCTGATGCGGATGCGTTGCAGGCGATGTTGGGTGATTACGTGACGCAGCAGCTTGGGGTTTTGTGTATTCGGACGCCGCCGCCTGTGCGTGTTCCTCGGACGTTTTTTGCTGCGGTTGATGATCCGCGTGAGGTGTCTCGGGATATCGAGTGGGGTGGGTCACGTACTGATTTCGCGTTTTCTGCGACTGAGGTGAAGCCGCCGTATCCGGGTATTACGACACCGCTGCTGACTTACGGTGACATGGAGATTGCCTTCAGCACGTACTCGGCTCTCAGTGCAGCCATTCCGTCTTACACGGCCTCGAGTAGAGCTTACGAATACGCCGGTTTGGCTGGTTGAGATTTAGGGGGACCGTATGGCTCGTTTTGGTTCCCCTGAGCTTGAGGGTGCGCTGACTGGTCCGGTTGATCATCATTTTGTGGCGGATTTGTATTACAACGGTGAGCGGCGTATTGAGGGGTTGCCGATTTCGGAGCCGCGGTTTCGTGAGGATGCTGGTGGGAAGGTGCAGCATACGGGTTCGTGCACGGTTGTGTGGTCGGATGAGTTTGCGTCGTCGTTGTCGCCTGCGTTTTTGAATGATCCTTTGGCTCCTTTTGGTGCTCGGCTGGTTGTTTATTCGGTGGTTTCTGTTGGCCCGTTTGTTGAGCGGGTGTTGTTTGGGACGTTTGAGATTACGGATGTTCCGTCGGCTCGTGATGAGCAGTTTCGGTTTCGTGGTCAGTGGTTGACTGCGGGTTCGGTTGTTGAGTTGGAGTTGAAGGACACTTCTTATGGGGTGTCGCAGGAGTCGTTTGATTCGCCGTCGTCGCCGTCTGATTTGGGTTCTACGTGGCGTGAGTTGGGTGTGTTGTCTGGGTTTCCGTTGGTGCGGAATGCGGATGATGTTCCTATTTCGCGGTCGGTGTTGTATCCGGATTCGAAGTTGGATGCGGTGTATGACTTGTGTCGGGTCATGTTGGATGCTGTTCCGCATGTGATGGCGTCTGGGGCTTTGACTGTTCGTCCGAATGTGTGGCCTGCGCCGGTTTCTGTGTTGCGGCGTGGTGGTGGTTTGGTTTCGGTGTCTGGTGGGATGTCGGCTGCTGAGGTTTATAACCGGGTGGTTGTTCGTGCTGCTGGTGGTAGTCCGGCTGTGTTGGCGGTGGCTGAGGTTACGTCGGGGCCGTTGCGTGTGCGTAATTCGGATGGTTCGCCTTCGCCGTTTAGGACTCGGACGAAGTATTTGTCGTCGGAGTTTGTGACGACGGTTGATCAGGCTCAGGTGTGGGCTGATTCGACGTTGCGTCAGGTGTCGGTGTTGCGGTCGCGTGTGGTGACGGTGGTGGAGACGTTTAATCCGTTGCGTGAGCGTGGTGACGTTGTTGATATTGAGCGGCCTACGGTGATGCTCCATGGGCGCGTGCTGACTATCAGTCGTGATGGTGGGGCGACGCAGACGTTGACTGTGGAGGTTGCGGGGGAGTCGAAACGGTCGGATGTGGTTATTCCGCCGTGGCCTTCTCCGTTCGGTTTGTATCCGTCTGTTGGTTTGTTCCCTTCCGAGTTCCTTTACCCGTTGCCGTGACTTTGAGGGGGTGCGTTGAGTGTCCCCTGAAGAGTTGATTCTGAGGAACCTTGCGGGTAAGTCGGTTGTGAAGTTTCTGCCTGCGGTGTTCCGTGGGGTGGATTCGGATCGGCGTGCGCTGGTTGATTTTGATGGGGGTCGTGTTCCGGCTTACCCGTTGCTTCCGTTGCCTGCGTTGAACGAGAACGTTTGGGTGTCCCTGGTTGATGGGGTTGCGTTCATGTTCGGGCCGACGGTGCCGAAACCTGATGAGGGGACGGTGCTGACGGCTGCGGGTGGGTCCGCGAATGTGGATACGGAGATTGGGACTGTTCAGGCGCGGTATCAGGATGGTTCGACTGTTTCGTCGGGTGATGTTGTGCGGTTGTCGTGGTCTGCGTCGGGGCCGTGGGTTTTGGGTGTGACGGCTGAGTATGTTGCGCCGTCTGTTCCTTCTGCGCCGGGTGGTGGTGGTGGGCGTCGGACGGTTGAGTTCACGGCGTTGGATTCTGGTTCGTATCAGTCGGGTTTCGGGTGGCGGACGAATGAGGTGTGGTCGTCTGCGTCTAATCAGGGCGGCTGGTTTTACGGTTCGTCTATTGCTGACACGATTCCCGATTCCGCGTCGATTGTGTCGGCGGAGATTTTCCTTCCGGCACCGACTCGGCTGTTGGGTGCGATGCCGTTCGGGCGTCATGGGTTTGGTTCGAAACCTGGCGGTGCGTTGTCGTTCGCGGGTGTCACGACCCTGCCTGGCACTTCGGGTTGGGTGCCGATCCCGACGGCGCTTATCGACCATTTGAAGGCCAACGTTGGCGGGCTTGGGTTCGATTACGGCGGTTACAACATTTGGCCCGGTACGCAACGTGATGGGCAGTCCGGGAAAGTCCGGGTCGTCTTTGATTCCTAGGAGGAAATGATGGGTTATTCAGGTTCTGGGGGTCCGAGGGGGCTCGGTGTTGTTACCGATTCGAATACGCCCCTGTCGGACTTTAACAAGATGATCGAACTGATCGCGCGGGTTGGCAATCTTCGGGTGGGGACGACTGGTGAGCGTGACGCGATTACCGGTGACGCCCTTTACGAGGGGTTGCATTTCTATAACACGACCCTTGACGCGTTGCAACAGTATGACGGCAGCGGGTGGGTTCGTGTTATAGGAAATGCGGCATTCACGGCCCTCACCTACACGGGGATTTATTCTGCGGGGTCGCCTGCTCCGAGGGTTACGGCGATGAACGGAATGTACCTGCTTGAGGGTGTTGTCCTGTCTACGACGGCAACGTTCGGGGCTAATACGGCTTACACGATCGGGTCTATTCCTTCGGCTAAGGCCCCGGTATCGACGCGGACTTTCCCGATCATGGTGAACAACGTCTTCGGATGGGTGTCGGTCGACTCGTCGGGGAACATTTCGATCACGTCGTCTGTCGGTTTCACGGGTGTACTGATCGCGCACATCAATGGTGCGCTCTGGCCGGATAAGACGCTCTGATGCCCAGTTACTCGAACGGCAACGTGCCCGCGGGTCTGCTGATCACGTTCGCGTCCGGGTACGACGACCTTGGGTATTGGGAGCACCAGTGGCCGGCGCATACTCTCGCCCTTGGCAACGCCCTGATTGCACGTGCGGCTGCGCGTCGGGCAGCCGCGGGGCTGCCGCCTTACGCTCTGCGCCTTCAGACTGGTTGGACCGCGTACCGGCCGTTGGAGTGGCAGAAGAAGTACCGTGCGATCCTCGGCAACGGTGCGGCCACGCCTGGTACGTCCTCGCATGGTGGAACGTTCGAGGGCTCGCAGACGATGGCGGGGGACTGGGCGTGGCAGTCCGTGTACCGCGACTGTGGTGGCCGGGACGCGTTCTTCGCCGACTGCCGATCCGTTGGGCTCCTCCCCGGCATGATCATGGCCTCCCGCGGCTACCCCGACGAAGACTGGCACGTCATCGACCCGAACCCGTGGGCCGCGGTGCCTGCCGGTTTCATCGCAACAGAATTCTTGGAGGACGACATGTTCACAGATCAAGACCGCGCCAACATCACATCCATCCTTACCGCGCTTGGTGCGGGGGATCTGAAGCCGGGTGGATGGTCTGACACCATCATGGGCAACACCCGTGATGCTCTCGCTGGTATCGCCCGTGTTGAGGGTCGCGTCCAGAACATTGACCAGCAGGTTACGGGTGCTGACGGCGTGTTCTCAGACGTGAATGTTGTGCAGCGTCTTATGGATTTGAAGGCGCAGGTTGCCGGTGCGTCTGGTGGTGCTGCTGCGGTGGATGAGGCTGCGATTGCGGCTTCTCTGGCTCCTCTGATCGCGGCGCATGTTGGGTCGTTGTCGGATGATGATGTGCGTCGCCTGTCGGCTGCTACTGCGGATGAGCTCGCCAAGCGGCTGAGCGGTTCGTGATGCGAGCCCTCTTCCGGGCGTCGATTTGGGCTCCGGGGGCGTTGGCGTCTGAACCGAGGAAGTACCGGTCGCTGCGGCGCGTGTGGTTGCCGATTTACGACCTGATCGCGTTGATGAACGGGCTGCTGGCGTTCGTGTTCGGCTCGAGGATTCTTGACCAGATTTTCGGGACGATGACGGACCTCGTTGGCCTGCTGTTCGCGGCAGTCGCGCTGGTCTGCCTTGTCGGGGTTTCGTTCCCGAAGCTGTGGCGGGTGGAGTTCGCCGGCAAAGTTCTACTCATCGGCATGGTCGTCGGGTACATCGCCTGCATCCTTGCGTTCCCGTCGCCTGAGCAGATCGCGTTGAAGGAGGCCCCCAACTTCTTCGTAAGCGGGATGCTCGTGTTCGGTCTGCCTCTCGCGTGTTTCGGTCTTGACCTGCTCACGCGAGAGGAGTTCGACCGGCGCGTGCAGCGACGCGTGAAGGAGATCCGGGATGCCTGATATCGCTGACGGTATTTACATTGCCGTGATCTCCGGTCTTGTTGCTGTGATCCTGGCCGCTCTGGGTTGGTTGCGGTTTCGGGGTAAGGACAAGGTTGAGACTGAGGCGCAACGGCAGGCGGGTTTGTCGGAGCGGTTTGATGATGCGTCGCAGTTGGCGCAGTACATCCGCGCGGAGGTTGAGCGTCAGGTTGCGCCGATTCGTGAGCAGTTGGCGACTTTGAAGGCTGAGTCGCATGAGATGCATGATGCGGTTCGTGCTCGTGAGACGCAGTTGTGGTTGTGGAATCAGCGGGGTCGTCAGGGTGCGTTGCCGATGTTGCCGAAGCCGATTCTTGACCGTCTGGGGTTGATTCATCTGGTGGCTTCTGAGGCCCCGGAGTAGTTGGCCCCGTTAGTTCTACCGCCCTCAGATCGGGGGCGGCTATTCAGTTAAGGAGACTGTATGTCTACCCCTACCCCTTCGAATCTTGGTGTGATCGTGAAGAACGCGCGGGCTCGTGCGTTCATTTACGGCGCGTACGTGGTTGCGATCATCGCGGCTGGTGCGACTCAGGTTGCGTTTGCGGCGGTTGAGCAGGGTCAGCCTGACTGGCTTGTCGCGTCCCTCGCCGTCCTCGCGTACCTCGGTGTGCCTGTGGGGACGCTGGCTGTGGCGAACACGAACACCGCCGAGTAACTAGCCCCACCTTTCACCCTTTGTTCGCGCCTCCTGGTGGGGCGCATTTTTTGTGCCCCACTGGAGGACTCGAGCATGCCGTACACACCTGATACGTGGGCGAACAACGACCCCACGACACCGCTCAACGCTACGAGGTTGACGAAACTTGCGGGTCAGTATCCGCAGGTGATGGCTGATCTGCCGGCGAAGGTCGCTGATAGTGGCGACCCGATTGGTGCAGCCCTTTCGAGCACGATTGGTGCAGTTGTCGACGAGGCTCTGGCTGGCTTCGAGGGAGGCGGGCAGAACGTGCGCCTGGACGCGCTCTCCGAGGGGCAGCGTCGGCGTGCGGTCACGGCGGGGAACCGTTCAGTGAACGCGTTCGGGGTCACGGTCGGCAGCCTCGCGTCTGCCAGTGCAGCACCATCCCCGATCGCCACGCTCATCGGGACCGGTACGTTCACGGATGCCGGCGACATCATCACCACGTCGGTCGCTCACGGCCTCGCCGTGGGCGACCGTGTGGGATTCGGGCCGATCACCACGACGACTCAGATCAACGCCGGTGACGTGTACTTCGTGCGCACCGTGCCGACCTCCACGACGTTCACGATCGCGACGACTCTCGGCGGTGCACAGAAGACGTTTTCAGGTGATGGCACGACGACCGGTGTCTACAAGAACTGGCCGATCCGCACCTACGCGTGGGACCGCGCGAACACCCGTGTCGAGCCCGCGCTTCAGGTCACCCGCACACGGGCGGTGCAGGCGGGGACGACGTTCCCGACGTACGACTTCATCAAGCCTGATCCAAGTATCCTGACGTTCTCCCCGGGGGTGCAGACCGGAACGGGCATGAAGGTGTCCACGCTGGTCACACAGGCTCAGGTGGATGTGCTGGTGCGCCGCTCTGGCACGGCACCGTTCTCGATCTATGTGGACGGTCTGCTCGTTCGCGAGTTCACCGACGCTGAGGCATCCGCGGCGGGCATCGGGTCCGGTGGCAGCTACCGCATTCCGCTGACGTTCGCCGACGCGCGCAGCCGCGTCATCACCGTGGACTGGGACTCGAACAGTGCACTCATCGTCGGCTTCGACACGCCGATCGGATCGGGCATCGCCTATCCGGCGAGTGGGAAGAAGGGTCCGCGGGTGCTGTTCGTGGGTGACTCGTTCACCGAGGGTACCGGCGCATCGGGCGCACCGAACTACGTCACGTGGGCGTCCTGGCACATGGGCTGGGAGGACGTGTGGCGGTGCGGGTCCGGCTCTACCGGGTACGTCGAAGACGGCACCCGGCAGAGCCTCGTGGACCGGTACGCGAACGACATCATCACCCAGGCGCCGGACATCTGCGTGATCGCAATGGGCATCAACGACCGGACGGCGTACAACTCGTCGCCGTCGTCAGTGACCACCGCCGCGACAACGGTGTGGGATGCGGTGATCGCGGCCCGCCCGCAGACGCAACTCATCATCGTCGGCCCATGGTCGAACAGGGGCGGCATCTACGTGGACTCCGTGCTCGTCGCGATGGACACCGCTCTCGCCGCCCTCGCATCAGCACGCGGGCTCCGCTACATCTCACCCATCCAGGAGGGGTGGATCACCGGCAACGGCAAGGTCGGCGCGACAACAGGAAACGGCAACGCGGACATCTACATCAGCACCGACGGCACACACCCGTCGAACGCTGGTCACGAATACCTCGGGTGGCGGCTCGCCGGCCACCTCGGGGTTCCGTACATCGCTGCCTAGGACGCGGTGACGCCGTTCGACTCGAGCGCGGCGATGATCTGCTCAGCGATCCACGCATGCCCCGCGACGGTGGGGTGGGTTCCGTCGGGACCGATGAAGTCCACCCGGTTTCCCGGCTCGGCTCCATCGTTCGTGCCGGTGATCCACCCTCCCACGATCGGGTCGATGAACGGCATGCTCAGGGAAGCGGCTACCTCGGCGACGATCGCGTTCACTGTGAGCGCGCTCTCCGTCGGGTATCCGTTCGGCCAGAACGGGCCGACGACGTAGATCTGCGCGTTCGGAAGGCCGGCGCGCAGGTCGGTGAGCGTCTGCGTGACGGCGGCGCGAACCTGATCGTCGGTGTACCCGCGGCCGGTGTCGTTGATCCCAGCTGCGACGACCACGACGTCGGGTGCGGACGCGACAACCGCGCTCACACGCTCAGTGAGCGGTGCACGCTCGGGGAACTCTGCAGGCCCATCGGTGATGAACCCCGTGCCGCCCTCGCCCTCGTTTACGGGCGTCCAGCCGAAGTGATCTGAAACCAGTGTGACGAAGCGTTCGGCATCGGAGACCTGACCACCCTCGACGAACGAGTCGCCCAAGAACACGGCAGTCGGCTGGTCTGTCGGCGCATCAGTGGTGAAGTCCTCCGCGGTCAACGCAGGCCGCTCCTGCGCACTCACGGTCGGCGTTCGTGGCTGCAACGCGGCCACCGACAGGCCGAGCACAACGGCTCCGACGACGGCCAGGCCAACGTACTGCCACACGCGGGGGATGCCGAACGATCGCTTCTTAGCCACGCGTCGATCCTCCCATGCGGACCGTACGCGTACTGACCGACGCAGTCGCTAATAGTTCCGGGAGGCGCGCCACGCATTGGCGCGACCTGCGACATCGTAAATCGCATCCATCACTTCCAGCAGCGAGATGCTTTCAGCCAACACCGACAGTCTCCCGGTGTCCCGCTCGACAGCCCGCACGTAGAACGGCTTTTCACCGCCGATCAAGATGCCGTCTGCACCCGAGTGCGTGATCGCGTTATGCGTGATGACGTTTGGTCGCTCGACAAGATGATCATCCAATTTCGCGGCAAAGTGCTCCATCGAGTTACGCACAGCGCGCGACTCCAGGACGGGCGGGAGCGATCCGAGCGCTTCCTGAATCCTTCTGGCTCGTTCTTGGCTGAAATTCTTCTGGTCTTGAGCACGTCGCCCATCGCGGTCGGGCGTGAATATCCAGAAGATGGTGGAGGCGGCGGTCAATATAGCCTGACTCGAGCCGAACACTCGGTCGAACACCGCCGGGTCTTGATCCTCGGCGCGCAACGCTGCATCGAGGTCGCGGGCCGCTGAATGCGCCATCGCTTGTGCGTAGAGAATCTCCCCCACGTAGAGAGAAAGAAGAACGTCGTCAATCTCGACTTCCGCCATAGCCGGAAGTTTAGAGTTCCCCGATTATCTGCACCGAACCTTTCCGGCTCAGAGTGTTACACATGCTGGCACATGGTGTGTGGGCACGTGGTACGCTTGATGGGTGGAGAACAGGAAGCCGAGCAGCGTGCTCCCATCCACGCGAACGGGAGCACAGACCGATGACTGAACTCAACGGATGGCCGGAAATTGTCACACTGTGCGGATCGACGCGCTTCTATGACGAGTTCCAGCAGGCCAACTACGACCTGACCATGCAAGGCAAGATCGTGCTCTCTGTCGGCTTCTACCCGCACGCCAAAGCCCAGCACGGGCACGGCGAGGGTGTAGGCCACGACAGCGCCGAGAAGATCGCGCTGGACGAGCTTCACAAGAGAAAGATCGACATGAGCGACCGGGTGCTAGTGCTCAACGTCGGCGGCTACATCGGGGACAGCACGCGCGGCGAGATCGAGCACGCTCTCAGCGTCGGCGTGCCGGTGGAGTATGCCTACCCACAACCGATTGCACAGGGGGTCTGACCAATGACCACCCATGACCACCGCGAGATCGTCGTCGGTTGCTACCGGTGTGAACTCAACGCCGACGAACTTGACCCGCGCTCTGACGTGAAGTCGCCAGCCGAACCGACCGTAGATCGGCGAGGCGAAATCACCTCCGCGGAGTGCGCCGCTGTCGACCATGACCTGATGACGCATTTCGCCGCCGGATTGGACTGTGAATGCGATTGCCACCAATCGACCAGTCAGTACCCGGATTGCCCGACCTTCCCGCACAACTGGGTAGATTGCCCCGGCGATTCCATCGTCGACCACGACCCGAAACGTCCGGGGGTCGGCATGGACCGCGACACGCGGCTGGATGCCCATCCGAAGGATCTGTCATGAGCGGGCAGGTATCTGATGGGCAATTTGTGACGGAAGACGGCGACGTGTGGTGCTGCGAGCAGTGCTACAACCTGGCCTCCCAATCGAGTGAACCGGAGCATCAGACATGATGGTGTCTGTGATTCAACCTCGCGGGTGGGTGCTGGACGCCGACAAGGCACGCATTCTCGCAGCGCTCGCAGCGCAAGAGCAGTCCGACGCTGAGGTCCGTGCAGCGATCCAGGAGGCCACTGCCCACGGTGCGTCCGTGCGGGAACTCGCCACTCTCACCGGCCTGTCTCCGACGACGATTCAGAAGTACAGGCAACAGGCCCTTTCGACTTAACTTTGTTCCACACCTTGACGCCCTCGGGCTGACCTTCACGGGTCGGCTCGAGGGCGTCATTCGTCGTTTCTACAGGAGTCCGTCCGCCCGGTACTGTTCCACGCGTACCACGAATGAACGCCGTCGTTGGCGCTGGTAATCGGTCCACTTCTCAGGTTCATCTGTGACGTCGATGCCGTTTCTGTGGGGTCGTTCCCAGGGTGGTTCGGACCCGGCACGCAGGTACACGAGTTCGGCGGGGGCGTGCACATACTTTTCATCCACCCGGCGAGACTAGTCGGCAGGAAAGACATCTCGCCTATGTGTGCACGTCTGTGTACCAAAACCAGCCCACCGAACCCTTGTGCCGCGTGATTACGGGGGAGTAACATAGGTAATGACGTCAATACCAGTTCCGTCCTAAGGAAACGGTCTTGACGTTTCCGCATGTCTAGCGGTCAATCGGCCGCAGAGTACGAACCCCTGACAGAGCCTCACCGATCACGCCGGCCATCTGATTGTGCGCGTCCGGGAGTAGGTGCGTGTACGTCTGAATCGTTGTCGTGATGTTCTCATGGCCGAGGCGTGCCTGAACGTAGGGGAGTGGCACACCGCTACCGACAAGCCATGACGCGTGACTGTGCCGCAGGTCGTGGATTGTGGGCGTCTTGGTCAGCGGCTCGAGCCCTGCCATTTCGCAGCGGGCGACGTCTTGTGATTTCTCGACGGACGGCACCCATGTTGTTGTGCGGAAGCGTCCGTACCAGAGGTGCCCGTTTGACTTCTCGCCGTGGAAGACGAGTTCGCCGGATGGTCCGGGCTTGCCGAGGGCGTGCGCGACGTCGGGGGAGAGGCTTACTGTGCGGTTGGCGCGGGCAGACTTCGGTGTCCCAAGAATGGGCGCTCCGGTCGGTCCTTTCTTCCACGCTTTGTCGATCCTGACCGTCGGCTGGTGCGCTCGGAGGTTCAGGTCGCCCCATGTGATCGCAGTGGCCTCTCCCCAGCGGCATCCGGTCCCGGCGAGGAACAGCACAAGGGCCTGGTAACGCTCTGGGACGAAGTACAACAGCGTTGCGAACTCCTCAGCGGTGAGGAACACTGACTCGATTTTGCGGCCCTTAGAGAGGCGCGTACGGTGCGCTGGGTTGTCGGGGCGTAGGCCCTGTTCGACGGCGGAAGCGAGGATGGACGACAGGAGGGCGTGGTAGTTGCGTACCGTCTTGGCTGAGATGGGCTGGCCCTTGCGCGCGGATGACCGCTGGGACTCCTGCCATGCGGCCCACTTGCCGATGTCGGACTTCTGGATTGCGTCTACGGGGTACTCGCCCAGCATTGGCAGGAACGAACGGACTGCGATCGCCTCGTAGCCTGCACGGGTGCCCTCGCTGATGCCGGTGAGGAGCCCGGACGCGGGGTCTAGGTATCGGGCGGTGAACTCGCGCAGTGTAGGCACGCCTCGCCCGCCCGCCGTTCTGGTTGCCAGGACTTCGCGTGCTGCACGCCCGCCGATGCGGTCGACGAGCTCACCGAACTGGTCTGCGGCTGGCTTGTTGTCGAACGTTTCTTGGTACGGACCCTTGCCATCGACGCGGAATTGGACGCGCCAGGACACCGTGCCGTCCTTGTTCTTGCGACCGGAAACGCTGGCCATTCCTACTCCTTCGATGGAGTGAGATCCCTACGGTGTAGGCACCGATGTAGGCACAGCCTATTCCTGCCCACCTACACCCGCGTATTTCCGGGCCAAAACTTGGGGTGAGTAACGGGGCTCGAACC